CATATCAGCATAAGACTTCTGTAGAATTGGTATCAGCTTTTTCTCACATGCCTCATCGATAAACTTTATTGGGTCTTTAGGATTGACCGCGCTCACCAAAGGCGCCATGTTGACATACAGAGAGTCTGTGTCCATAGCAATAACATAGTCTTCTTCACCAGATTTGAGAATACCGTTCAACGCTTTGTTCATGGCTCTCTCGGCCCACTTGATAGCCATCTGACCTGATAGAGTGATACCTTCAGCGAGACGCATGTCGAAATATCTGAAGTACTGATTACCGAGTGCGCCATAAACAGAGTTGAGGGCAATCTTAATAGACTGTTGAATGTTCTCAAGTCGATTAATCTCTCGCAGCATTTCTGGAGATTTATTCTTCTCATAAGACTTTTTCAGTGAAAGCATCTCGGCTTTGACATCACGGCGCTCATTGTACATGTCGATGATAATAGAGGGTAGTACGCCCCTCTTCTCTTTACTGTACATAGAGCCATTGACTGCTACAGACACATCGAGTTTTCGAATATCATCGCTAATGGGATTGTCAAGATAGTGATCCACACCACAAGCAGTGAAGTCACCTTCGCCATCGAGCAGCGTCTCTGGAGACATGTTATATTGAACAATAAGATTAGGATATAGAGAGTTTAAATCGAACGATGTCACCCACTCAGTCATTCCGACTTTTGGCTCTTTAACATAACCACCGGCATAAGGCTCCTTGGGCTTAAAACCAGATGGAGGTATAGCAATTTTACGAGCATTCAAATAGCGATATATTATTGAATCCCATATACTTGTAGTACCAAAGGTATCGTTATAGTTAACTCCACCTTTGTATGCCATGATTAGTGCTAAATCCATAAGACTGGTTTGTTTATCAATCTTTTCTACAAGTTGTACATCGCGAATATTGTACGTGATAAACTTTTGGTGATTGTGTTTATAAAGTCCGTGAAGTGATCCGTATTCACTATAAGACAGCTTTTTCTCACCTAGAACAACATAAGCAATATGATCTAAAGCATAGGAGGCTTGATTACCATAGGTGAAACCGAACTTCTGAAACAAGTCATAGTAGTCGACCTGCTGTAGTCCGTATAGCTCATAGGCATCCATCTCTTTACCTTTGATGCCGATCTGACGAAACTTTGTCACACCAAACGGAGAGTACTCTTTAGAGACTTTCTCGCCTAGAATGCGCGTAGTCCTATTCACTAGATAAGGTATATCGAAGAGTCGAATATTCCAACCAGTGATGACATCTGGACAATTGTGTGACCAGTACGTTAAGAACTTCAGTATCAGGTCCTCTTCATTCTCGCATAGTCGGTACTGCACTAAAGCTTCGTCTAGATCAAGTTCACACTTATCTATCGTCCATTTACCAAGACCCCATACGTGATACACATTCTCTCGGCTACTTTTGTATGCTATGGCAATTACCGGTTGCTTTGCTTCACCAGGCTCTGGAAAGCCATCATCTGATGCCACCTCAATATCAATATATCCAATATCAATACGCTTCAGATCATATGGAACGGTGTCGGGATATTTATCGGCTATGAACTGAGCAACATAATTATTATTGCCGTATATTTTAAAATTTTCCACGCCGTCATACTTTTTACTAAAGTCGCGGGCTTCTGACATGGAATCTAACTCTATAGACTCCACTGGTGTACCGTCTAAAGCTGACCAGCCATCACCAGGTCTACTAGAGGGAAGATACATCGTGGGTTTAAATGGAACTCTTTTAAGAAAGGGTTTTCCTTCGTCATCATATCCTCTATAGAGAATCTTGTTACCGTATCTGTTTACACAGGTGTAAAAACTCAAATTATAACTCCATATTTTATGTGCTGGGCACTAGTATATACTATATTCGATCTGGTGTCAAGTAGAATTAATCAGATCGCTCACCATAGCCATAATCGATAACAACTGGAAATCTAGGAACACCATCTGGTGTTAGACCGAAGTATCTCAGCGTGGCCCATGTTGGTGTATTACCTGATTCCCAAAGCGACTTAAGCTTTTCTTGTTTGCCTCTCACTCCAGAACCGCACGTTTCTCCATTGGGCATAATAAGAGCAAATCTTTTAGTGTGTCCAGCCCAATTACCTTGACCCTCTAGCATGGCAGATACTGAAAACTCTTCAGTTATAAACTCCTTACGCTTTAACAGCCCTTTGCTGCGCTTGTTCTCGTATGGAATATTATTACGTACCATCTGCCCCTCGTATCCATCGGTCATATACGTAGAGTACATTAAGTCGAGGGCTTCTTGATCTTCGCAGTATTCTGTGGGAACGAGTTTAATCGCATCAGACTCGCTAACTACGGTGGAAAGAAGTTCGCTACGTTCTATAAAAGGAAGATTTTTTTCATCAGACATGTCATAGATATGATACTGTACAATAGCCTCAGCTTCAAGAAAATTGTCTGAAGTGGATTTAGTCTTACGAACAAGGCTAGTAATCTTGTTGAAGTCTTCCTTCAACTCATGGTTATACAATTCTCCATCCAAAATAATATCGGGATTAGAAATAAAGTATGGCTGCAACGCATTCCATATATGTGGACAACTATTGATTGGCTTAGCTCCACGAGTCCATAGACCAGTCTTATCAGCTATACAGCGAATGCCGTCTAGCTTTGGCTGACTATATCCTTCTGACTGTGGTTTATGAGTATAGTCTGCCGCTAACATGGGCTTAAAACGCTTGTATGAATCAACGTCCTCTATATTCAGAAAATACTCTTTCTCAAGCTTTTTATCCCATGATGCTTTAGCTTCACTCTCAGCCTGAGTCTTCGATGTCGTACCATTCTTTTTTCCGAGATTCTTTGGCTTACTGATATTCCACTCAGATGTTACTAACTTGCCATCCTGTGTTCCTGCAACAGATCGAGTGCCATAAACACCGTCTTCTACAGAACCAACCTGAATCGTCAGAACTCGAATTTTGCCCTTCGTATCTCGTTTGTATAGCGTGTCTAAACTCACAATATCTTGCATATTATATCCTATTTCTATCACTTTAAATCAACGTACAGTATAACACAGAAACGTGCTATTGTCAAGTAAAAAGAGGGCCCTAGAGCCCTCTACGACACTAAATCATCATCAACTGTTTTACCGAATAAACGACCACGGAAGTTCCTAATGCATATATCGCCAAATGCGATACTGCCTCACAGAACTGACCGTCACACTTATTCATCAGAGAGATTAATCTCTTCATGCGTATGTACTCCTTATTGTGTGGTAACCCCACACTGCGGCTATCACTCAGAGAGTAATACTTTTTTGGAATCAGAGAAAGTGTTGATCGCAATCTTCTGCGGCTTCTTTTCTTCTGGAATAACATTCTCTAGCATAATCCGCAACATGCCATTTTTAAGTGTTGCGTCTTTAACTATCACTGTATCTGCAAGAGTGAATGTGCGCTCAAATGCTCTAGCGGCAATACCCTTATGAATATACTCATTCTTATCAACAGAATCGATATTACCCGATACGGTCAAGACAGAATCTGTAACTTCTACATTAATATCTTCTTCAGAAAAACCAGCGACTGCAAGTTCGACCACATAAGTCGTGTCACTCTCCTTTGTAATGTTGTACGGGGGATACGTAACTGATTTATTAGTGGCAGCTTGTTGAAGTTTGTCGATACGATTAAAAATTCTATCGAATCCGACAGTGGTGAATGGATCATACTGTGATTTTATATAAGTCATTATAGACCTCCTATTATTAAGCAAGGGTAAAATACTGTAGTCCCATAAGGCAACTACAATTCTATTTATACAAATTATTCGCGTAAATGTATTTTTTTTCAGATTTTCACAGTGTCCTTAACGACATAGAATTTGTCATGTGGTTTCTTCATCGACAACTTAAGCGCCAAATCCTCAAGTGCTTTTTTATCCTTACCACGTTTTCTGACATATGTTACATTTGAACTTTCAACTACTAATTTGTAAGCCATTGTATATCTCCTTTCATTAAACTCCTGTTGATCCGAAGCCACCATCGCGACTTGTTTTTGATACAGGCGCATCTGGAGTCAGAAGAAATAAAGTCTGTGATCTGCATTCAACAATCTCAGCTTGTGCTATACGCATTCCGTCTGCGATTAGGAAAGGTTTAGTAGAGAGATTGTGTAGCATAACAAACGTCTCATCCACGTAATCTGCGTCCACTATGCCCTCGCAGTTAGCTACACTTATACCATCTTTCCAAGCAAGCCCCGAGCGAGGATGAATACGTAAAGACTCTATCTGAGAGAGGTGAAATATTAGACCGGTTGGCACGAGACATCGTTCCTCAGAATATAGTGTAAACATATTATCACATACAATACGAACACTCTTCCGATTAGAGTCATTTCTGACAGATATCTCATCGCCATTGCGAATTGATGCGCTGAGATCAAAGCAAGCGGCCCACTCGCTGCCATATACGGGAATATGCGCTTCGGGAAATAGCTTATGTACTTTGGTAATATTGGTCGTTTGCATATAAAAGTCTGTCCTCAATGTATAGTGTAACTACCTTTTCTTACCTATGGAATATTTCGCTATAAGTTCCCACTCACTCTTCTCTTTATGGGGTAGAATTTTAATCTGAGATAATGGGGCAGTGGGATCGGAACTCTTATCACCATCAACAACTTTGACAAGTGACCACTCTTCTAACAAGTTGATAATAGTGTTTCTACGTGCTTTATCATCATCAGAAAAATCATTGGTTTTACCGTCTAACATGAAAAGTTCTTTGAAGTGAACGATAAAATAGTGTCCTTGCTTATGTAATATATGACAAGACTGATATAGCTTCTGATCTTTTTTCGATGCTATGCCAATTCGGGTGAGAGTTTCCTTGACTTTGAGAAAGTTTTCCTCATTTGGCAGATTGACCTCAACTAAGCTATCTAGTACGTCCATTATTTATACCACCTATTTCTTGTTGTTCTTTCATGATATCTAATTGATCACTAGACAACAAAGATAGGTACTCTTGGCCGGTTTTTCTATTACATTGATAAAATTGGCAGACCAAATCAAGTTCTTCATTACTAGCACTTTTAACCCATTTCGAAAATCTTTTTTTGGGTCTAATACTATTTATACAGAATTCGTATTGCGGTCGCTTATCGAGTTGGTGGTACATGTTCATCAGGTTTGCATGAAGAATGGTGTCAGGAAAATATGATAATGCGTTATTAACTATCCATGGCTCGTATGCCTTCTCGGCAAGAACATCGTTCTCGCTATCTCGCATCATATTAACCTTATTGGAGTTTATACTATTCACGTAGTCAAATGGCGAGGTCATCATCAGTCTCCTTATCTAAGTCATCATTTTCAATATCATCGCCACAAATTTTACAGAGATAAGCAGTTGCCTCACCGTCTTTATACTTGTAACGAATCTCAGAAGGAGACTTTCCAGCCGGTTCATCGCATACTAAGCACATCTTATCAACAGACTTGCTAAAAGGATTCAGTTTCATTTCCACTCAACTTCTGCCATAAGAGTCGCGAGTGCGGCAACTCTATTGATCTCACTATTCGCAACAAAAGCCTCTTTGTATTGATACTCTGCTAAAATAATAATAGCATCAGCAATGCTTTGAGTACTCTGGATCTTCAAAGGCAGAATGTCATACAACTCTCTATAGAGAACCGAGGAATCCATATCTTGATTCTCTGCGACCCATTTACGTGCCGCAGTAAAGTTCCTATCTTTCATCAGATCAATCAAAATAGAAATGTTATCCGAAGACTTATTTGCTAATACACCAGCATCAATGCGACCAGTACTAGAATAACGCTGTAGTTCATTAAGCACTCGGCGCCAATCAGGGAAATAAACTTGTATGACTTCAGCGACAGATTTTCTATCATATTCCACTCCTTCGGTATCTAGAATACCACAAACTCGTTTAAAGAATTGTGCAGCAATAGATTGCTTATCTTTATTTAGTATGTTGAACTCGATAACACTACATCTAGAATGCAAAGGCTCGATAATTCGGTTCTTAAAATTGCACGTCATAATGAATCCGCAATTCTTCGAAAACTCTTCCATGAAATTACGAAGGGCTGGTTGCGTAGAATTCGCGTTTAGATAGTCTGCCTCATCTAGTATAACGTATTTACGTCCACCAGTAAAAGATACGCTCGATGCAAAGTTAGAAATCTCACATCGAAGCGTATCTATATTACCGTTCATCGAACCATTGATAGTTATGTAGTCTGAACCTATCTGATCCAGCATAGCTTTAGCTACAGTGGTTTTACCTACTCCTGCGCGGCCAGTTAATAGCAGATTTGGAATATTATCTTGGTCAACAAACGTCTGAAACGTTTTCTTCAAATCATCAGGAAGAATGGTGTCTTCAACTGTGCGCGGCCTGTATTTGGCTACCCATAAAAAATCATCCTGCATAGCAAATGCTCCATAATATAATTACCCTATACAATAGTATACAGGGTTGGGGGAAGTAAGTCAAGCATAACTTACTCCCCCGTCTAGCTAGGCTGCAGCCGATTCATCACCAGACTGTGCTTGTCCAGGCAGATCGATATCTTGGCCATTAGCTTTAGCGTGTTCCAAGAAATCCATAAAGCGTGAGCGAACTGTGCCTACTGGCAAAAGCTCTTCACCCCTAATAGCGCCACGTGATGTTGCAACATCGATAATCTGAACTGCGGCAGAAATATCTTGGAGCGATAAACGCGGTTCTTCTTCAGCCGTTTCTTCACTTACTTGTGCATCTTCTGTCATAATAGTCTCCTATATTTAAGTTAAATTTGCTTCGCTTCAATAGCTGCCCAGTACTGGACCTTCTCTGATTTAAAGTGAGCCATACCCTTAGAGGATAGCGTCACGTTATAATCAGTCGGAAGTAGTTTAAGATTATCGACCTTGATAATCATGTTGAATGGTTCCGTATCTAAATCATCAGCTACAACTGTATTGTAGTTATCGGCTGTAGATGTTTTACTATCAACTGCTGATAACGTAACACTGCTGCCATCGCCAATAAAAGCAATTTCGGGCAACTGCAACACACCGGCTGCTCTAAGCACTCCGTCTATGGCTTGCCAAGTTATGTCGACCGACACTTCTGGGTCAGGAACAACAATATCCTTTTCGGGGGGCGAGACGATTAGAGACTCGGAAGTGTAAGTATATCGTAGCTCACTTTTACCCCCTTTAATAGTAAATCGATCTGTGCCGAAGACAACTTCTGGACTATCGAAAAGGGCAAGCGTACTTAAGAATCGTGATAGATCATAAACACCTGCCTGCTGCTCGACAACTTCGCCAATCTGGGCTGCAGCCATTACGGTCTTTTGGGGAGATATTGTTCTAATAACAGAACCCGGCTTGAAAACTACGCTGGGATTAATGGTCGAAAAGTTTTTGAGTATGCTCAGTGTATCATTACTAAATTTCATATTTTATTCACCTATCATAGTTTAAAATCACGTACTGCTATTTATAACAATACACAGTAAAGTTTTTATTTTATTTACAATCTTCACGATTTAAGTTTAAATGACTCGCTTCGCCTCCTCAAGGTCATGCACATGCAATGCAATCAAACCATAGTGCAGAACTTTAAGCAAGTCGTTTCTATTCTTGCCATCTTTCTTTCCGTATCGTTGGGTGTATTTGATAACATTACCCAAACAGAAACCCTCACCGTGTCCAGCATCGATAACGAACTCAGTAGTTTGAACTTTATCCTGAGAATAGTGCTGACCATAGGTAGAGTCTACGTAGTCACTCAACTCAGTCATCAGTATCGATTCGTTGTACTTATAATCTATCATCGATTGGTTTGCTCCATGTCATTCTCTCCTCTGTGTATAGTCTGAAGTCTCAGCACATCGGCAGCGACATCGTGTGTACTGTCATGTGCGATAAACGTCTCTTTCCAATACTCTAAGTCGCTGACGGGGATAAATCCGTTCTTCACAGAATAATCAAACTTAGCATCAATATGAGTACGTATGTCTCTCACCATGTAAAACTTAAGACACTTGTTGAACTCGTCCATCTTATCTGTGGCAAGCATCATCCTATTCAGAATAACTGGATCAAATGTGTTGCCACGAGACCACCAATAATCAATTCCCTTCTGATCCTTTATGTAAGACATCATTGTATCACAAATTACGTCTATCGTCAAGTCAGTATCTTTGCATGGATTTAATTTATCTCTTGCAAGTTTAGGTAGCTTTTCCCACCACTCCACATCTGAAGTATTGAACTTGGCGCCATAGTTCTTAATCTGATCCTGCACATCTCCCTTTAGAGTTTGCACCGTAGATGCAATTTCTTCAAATGTGTAAGGCTCTTCAAGAAATCTGTCCCACTCAAATACCGTATAGGCCACATCAACTAAGGGACAACAGAACACGTTGGGTCCGATTGTCTCCATATCAAATATAAAATCTTTTCTGCCACTTTTCATATTATTCCTCAAGAGATACTGCCGTCAGCGTTTTGTCCACACCAAGGGCAAGCCTCATCTTTGGGTATGCTCATTGAACCGTTGTACCTACAATGGTGAGTCCATTTAGGCACAACAGAGAATACGTTTATCATCGAATAGAATAGTCGATGGGCGACTTGTTTTCGAAATAGAGACATCAACCCTCTCGATCAGTAGAAAACTCTGACATCCAGGTTACCAATATTTCAGAAGAATTCTTCTTAGTCAGACCGAACGCCTCTTGAAGAAAGGGTCTGGCACCAAACATATTAATTTGTCCAGAATCTCGAAGTTCGTCTAAAAAGGCAAGATGTTCTGGATCAATCGTACTGACACTCATAATGTATTCCTTGGTAAATGTTTCTACTTATTGGGAAACAGTGAAATTCGGTTATAGTGTGAACAATAGAAGTAGTCTACCATTGAGTCGCTGTGGTCAAACCACTCAGGACCCATCATAGCACTATGCAGTTCCTCAAGGAACTTGGCATACTTCTTAAAATGCGATTCAATGTGATATTGATTCACATCGTAGCCCCACTCTCCAATGAGTCTATCTGCCGCGACAGAAGAATCATCAGCAATGATTTCTGAAGCATTTTTAATCTTGGCTACAAGTACTTGGTGGTTCTCAATTGAGACTGAAACTTTAAAACCATACTTTTTAGCCACTGCTTTCATAGCTGGTGCTAGTTTCGCTTTCATATCTTTGCTTACAAATGCCATTTTCTTTCTCTCTCTGATTACTCGATTTCAGACTCTATTATAACACACTGGCGCTGAATGTCAAGCTTTATTTTCGTTTAGGCAGCTCTAACATCGATGCTATCTGACGTTTTCGATCAGCATAGACAAGATCAAAGATAACATCGATTTCTTGTGCTTTCAAATCGGGGTCAACTAAGACTCGCACGATATCTGCTTCAAGGTCAACCCACGCTTTTCTGTTCGCAAACCTATCGCGGGAGTTGTCGTAGTAATACTCGACAACACCTTCGCCACCGACACCGAACAGCTTTTCAGGTGCTGGACTGCTAAAGTCGTAGGATGGGAAAAAGCCGTCCTTACTGACAAAGTAGTAATCTTCTGCACCAACGTTGCGGGACATGATATTTTGATCTAACATAACTTTTTCTCTCTTGTTACTCGATTTCAGACTCTATTATATCACACTGAGCAGCAATGTCAAGCTTTATTTTCGATTATTTCTTCAACTTGTCCATAGCTGCTTGGTCTGCTTTGACTGCTTTTGCTGCTAATATTTCGAATTCTTCGTTTGACATAACTTTTTCTCTCTAATTACTCGATTTCAGACTCTATTATAGCACACTGAGCAGCAATGTCAAGCTTTATTTTCGATTATTTCGAGTTTGCGTACATATCGTGCTGACGTTTATAAACGTCATCTTCATACCTCTCGACCTGTCTTCGGAGTATTGCGTTCTCTTCTGTGAGGTCATCGACCTTCACCTCCGCATTGGACATCCTCACTTGTGCAGAGAGTGTGGACTCCTCTAGGTCATCATGGTACGTGTATGCCTCTCGGAGTTTGTTGTGCCCTTCTGCGAGTTGTCTCTGGAGTCGAGCATTATCATCATGCTTCTCTGTGAGTTTCTTTCGAAGTTCTGCATTCTGTTCTGCGAGATCCCACTGGAATGCCTTGTTCTCATTCCATGATCGCTTCCTTTCCTCGTCAACTGCTTTGGTAACGTCAGCAGACACCGTGGTGAACCCCTTCCAGTAGTCTCGTTCGGAGGTCAGGTACTCGACCTTCTCTTCGAGATGGAGAATCTCGCGCTCATAGACGACCTCTTGTGACAGGTCATCATCCTCAAGCGGTTTGTAATTTGCTGCATGTGCTTCTATCACATCATTGGCATCACTGTAGTTCTGTACCACGCCAATGAGTTCTTCTCTGAAGAGGACTCGGAGGCCTCCATACAAACTGGTCGTTTGATCGGCCTTCTCTATATTATACATTTCCTTGTTCATACCCATCTTATACTGCCTCTCGTAGTTGTTTCAGTTCCAAACAATCTCTGTGCTGTTTGTTCTGCAATGCCGCGAGTGCGTTATGCTGCTGGCGAACCTGCTCAGTGAGTGCGACCAGCTTATCGCGAGTGTGATGAAATACTTTTTCGAAGTCTACACCTTTCATCTGATCTCCCTACTTCCAGTTACAGTCTAGTGCGCCACGCCTGTGACCAATCAGTACAGCACACTGGGTGCCATCTTCCAGAGTGATAAGTTGGACATCTGCATTTCCTTTCAGGAATCCACCATTCACATCCGAAGAATCACATCCGATCAGGGATAGAGGTGCGAGGACGACCAACATCATTGCTACTAATATCTTCTTTTCCATTATAACCCCTTGTAGTATGCGTATGCTGTAAACTTTCCAGAGTCATAACAGTTGACCCCAGTAATGCCTGTAGAAATTTCTCGGTCTTCACCCACTTCCATGTCAATAAGTCCAGAACTATCTTTCTTACCGACAACTTGCACATCCTTGTATTTTGCGAGTTCGTTCCAAATAGAACGTCCACCAATAGATTGACATCTACCTGCTTGTAACGTCAATCCAGTCTTTTTAATCAAGTAACGATAGACCTTTGCTGCTAATCCAAATCCTTGATATCGTCCATCGATGATAACCATCGAAACTTCAAATGATTTTTTAAATACCCTTGATCGCGACTGCACGAGGTCAAGAGTCATAACCCTATCATAGGATTTTTTCTTCGTACCTAACGGGTCTCGTGAGTTACTATGCTTGCGATTCAGACACACTTCTATCTCTAGAAACTTTCCATCATTGACATCGACCCACAGATACAAGCCTTTATACTTTCCCATGAGTTTATAGTTTTCATTGGGAGTAAACTCTCCCAATAGTAGACCATCATTGGAGTATGTGATTCTTTCCATTATAATCCTTATGCCATCAATGAGTTACGAAAAGTTCCTGCTCATGACAGGTCTTTTCTTAATAGACTGCAACTTTCTCATATTGGCACTAAGTTCTTTCTGCATCTTGTCCACTTTAGACTGCTGCTTCTCAATGACTCGCCTAAGTTCCTCGATATCCGACTGGTCAAAGGGGCAGTTAGCAACCTCTCCCATCGCTGCATCTAGATCAGCATGACTGAAAGGCGATGACTTGAATATCGCCAGTGAGGATACGTCTGCTGCTACGAAATCCCACATAACGCTGTTGTCCAGCTCACTTCTGCGATTCTCCTTTAAAGCAGCGAATTTCTTAATAACTTCTATCAGGTCTTGCTTTTGCATTTTCTCTCTCTCTCTCTTTACTCGATTTCAGATACTATTATAGCATACTAGTCGTTAATGTCAAGCTTTATTTTTATTTTTCAGTTGCTCATATATAGAGCAATTTGCTCTATAGATCGGGTAATGCATCAGATATATAACAGACAAAATCGTTCAGCCTTGCATTTTCTTCCTTCAGCTTTTCCACTTGATCCATAAGGCGCGCTATAGCAGAGTCTTTAACAAGTAGACGGTCGCGCTCTAATTCAATAGAGTTTTTCAGTATACTTATTATCAATTCATCGTTTTTCATAGCTTTTCTCTCTCATTACTCGATTTCAGACACTATTATAGCATACTGGGCAGCAATGTCAAGCTTTATTTTCGATTATTTTCTAATGATAGTGCGGATTGTCTCTGTTCCTCTTCATAAGATATGCCTTGCTTGTATAACATATCATCTACCCAAATCATAAATTCTTTTACGACACCCTTTGTGTCATAACTGTGACCTGGAATGACATAGACTTCTTCGCTCCAAGCACCGCCATCGAGTTTTATGACGAACCTATTTTTTTGGAAACCCTCATCATCATCGATCAGGGTTCGCTCTAGGACATAGCCTCTATACTTATCGTACAATCTATCACCGTCTTTAATCATATTATAACAGCTCCTTGGCAACCAGTACAATAGCCACGGGTATGAGAACGATGATGATAATGCTTACCATCTCAATAGCCCTGTCTTTTAAGGACATGTTACGTACTCCACTAATCAATTTCAGACACTATTATAGCACACTGGTGCTGAATGTCAAGCTTTATTTCAAAATTTCTTCCAATCAAAATTTCTGTCCAGAACCATTCCATAATTATTAGACTCGTCTGGAAGCACGATGCCAGGTCTGAGATTGAACGTATTATGCTTAAATACAGTATAATCGACATGATGATGCCATCTACCATATTTCCAAAAAAGTCGAGCAACATCGGGATGCATATCAACAAGCATTTGGGACTTATTGACAGTACCTTCTGTATTGTAGCCAGTCTCTTTAAACTCTTCGTTGTCTGCATTTTCAGCATGGTAGAACTCAGCAGTATTGCCCCCAGAGACACTCTGAGTGGCACATTTACCTTGCAAGAATGCATTGAACTGTACACAAGCATCGCCATCTTTCATCACTCGCAGACAGATATCAGTGTCTTCATTATAACGACCACGCCACCTGTGCTTACAATCGTTACGAATTAGTAATGATGAATAAATTCTGGTGTTAGCTATGAATGCGGGTTTAACATCATTAGGTGCAATGAAGAATCGATACGCCGGACCAGCAATATAGATGTTATCATAACGATCTACAAAATCTTCCATGACTCGAAAGCCGACACCAGTCTCAAATCTAATACGCTCATTCTCATGCAATCGGTAAAAGTCTGATATATTATCATCGAATACCCAGTGGCTAGTAGCGCCTATACTCATTGAGTGATCCCACGCCCAGTTTCTAGCACGACCAGGACCATCACCATGATTAGAAAACGGTGCGACCAAAAGTGTAGCATATGAACGAATATCGAACGTGTCGAGTGCTTCTTCATAAGCAGCTTCATCCTGTGGCTCAATCACAATATAATGTGGAAGGAGCATACGAGCAAATGATCGAGAAGTGATCATTGAATCAGCACGACCTTTAGATACAATATACATTGGATGATTAGGATCAGTGCGAGTCTCTTGTATCCAGCGCAACTGCCGGTTCTTAGTTATGACCAGTTTTGGGTGCCATACGTTTTTAGTCTTACTAGTTAGTGCTTGTCCTATTTTCTGAGAAAAGTCGTTATAGTCTTCTTCACTCCTAAACTTCATCACAATATTTCTATATGGATGATTTTTCTTTTGGCTATACTCTGGCATTCCTTTCCATTGAGATTTCCAATACTTATCGACAATCTGACTCTCAACATCGACAGTTTTTTTGACTTCCTTTTGGGCAAGCTTATCTCGATCTATGACAACAGGGGTAGAGTCTTCTTCGAAGAGACTCCGTTTCGTATCATGAAGAGGATGAAAAAACTCTTTACCTTTAATGGGAAGCATTTGATTAATCTTCGTACAAAAATCTACAACATCATCTAGGTTTCTGAAGCTAACGTAGATAGACTTCCACACATCGCTGTCCACCTTCTTGACATTACCAGTATCATAAAGAACTTCGGGAAGAGGCTCATCGAAAAACCTGTCTAAACTAACGCTGTAAACATCACTCTTTTTAGAGTCATTGTCCATATAGTTATCATAACTAGAA